AACCATATTTCTGACTTATTATCTATAAAATATTGAGTAATAATCGGTTGTAAATACATATTATGTAATCTTCGATCATCAATTGGTAATCGAATGCCGAGAGTTTAGAGATAGAGTGCTTTTTCACCTCAAGCTCGTTAATTACTTTTACGCCATACTTATTTATCAAGCCCTTGGCATAACCGATGTTGTTGCCCTCGTCGAAACGGTTGCAAGACCTGCATTGAGCGTTGCAGTTTCTCTCGCAGTATCTGGTACCCATATGTGACCGGTTGACGAAATGTCCGCAATCTGCCTCTTTCCAATGCACGATCTTCCCACAGCTTATGCAACGGCAATAACCGTTGCCGTCAGCATCCCTTATTCTTATAAATACAGAGAATATACGGTCTAGTCTGCTCTTTAAAGAGGTTATGTTCTTTACTTTTCCCATGGATGTTTTCTTTTTTCGTTTATTAATAAGAATCCTGCCAAGATCACTGCTATAAGTCCTAGTATCGCGGTGATAAGGTGCATGGCCATTGTCAAGTGATCTAAATTCTGTATTGTTTCCATAATTATATGTTTGTTATTCGTGGACGGTGCCGGGATCGAACCGGCCTCTTTACGTCATGCGCACTCCGTAACGTTTCATCCCGGAATACTTACCGCCCGAAATCCCCGCATATCCTCACGGACGGCGGGGATAATCATTAACTAACCCAAATCTAATACCATGAAAAACACACTCTAATATTAATATCCTTAGTTCTGAATCTTTATTAAATCGGGTATCGCTCCATAAATGGGGGTACGACCATCCCATTTGTCGATAAACTGCTTATAAAGAATTTCTTTAGTCAATCCTCTCGAGGTGATTAACGCTTGTTCCGTTTTCAATTGCTCAAAAAGAAGCGAACCTCCGTCTGCCATTAAGCTATCGGTCTTATGTTTACGGCTTTCCTCCTTGATCAGGTCATAGATGCGAGGTTCTAGTATGTTATCCTCCAATGATTGCATGAAACCGTCTTTGCCTGATTCTGTATCGGCCTTGTCTATGTGCTTGTTATCGAAAACAACGTCTATTGCCCTGTTTTTGATAACCTTGTAGGAGTAAGTTGGGCGTGCGTTAAACTCCGTATTGTCTGCGGCTTTTAACGTGACAGGGCTTCCGAACTCGCCTCGTTGGTCGAATAGCGGGACTTGAAATAATTCCGTGCCCCATTCCCAAGTTGAAACCCGGCCCGATACGACCTTGAAATCCTCCTTCCCTTGTTTCCCGTAATTTTCCTCAATACCCCAGCGTAATTAGGTGCTACACGTTCACAAGAGGATAAAAATACCATAGCGATTATCGCTATAGTAAAAAACTTAAAACTTGTCCTTTTCATTCTTGATAAAATTAAATAGTTTATAAATTATAAATAATGAACTAGTTAACATAATGACTATTCCTAGCCATGCGTCAACATGGTTAAAAACTCTGTTCCCTACCGGAATAAAGGCTATGGCCAATATCAATATCCAGTGTTTGTTGATAAATTTCTTCATGATCTTTTTATTTATTAAACCTCCAACTCCTCGATTAATAGCTGTCCACATCCCATGAACCATACTTGGGAAGCTGGTGATTTCTGGAGCAAGGCGATCTCTATCGCAGACTCCTTGAACTTGCTCTTGTCATGCCCGGCCTTTTGCCGGATGAAGGATTGCGTCCTAGTTATAAGATCCCCGTCCCCTTCCTTTGGATCACGGGTTATGATATCCTTGCACTCTCTCATCTTATCCTCTATTGATTTAGAGGTGTCGGACAATGATTTCTCTATCTCTTTTTTATCGATATCTACAACTCTCTTGTTGACATTCGCATTGAACGGGAACACGTCCATGATCATTGTCTCCGTGACAGAGGCGATGGTGTAATCCGCCATTGTCCCCTTCATGCCTTCTTCTAGCACGGTTATGGCCTCTTTTAGATTAGAGGCTTGGGCTAACATGGTAGCGGCGGTTTTCTTTTCAGATCCGCTCTTCTCGTCCAACGTGATAAAATAAACCTTGATCTTATAGAACCGGTCACCATTCTCGTTGAAGAATAATTCGGATAAACGAGCTCGTTTGATGTCTGTTACCGTGAACTCACCCGTGATGAAGGGACGGATCTCCTCGGTGATGCGAGCTTCCGCCTCCGTAAAAGACAGGGCGTCTACCAAGTAAGGCTCGGTTACTTTTTTCTGCGTGCCATTTTCCAGCATTTTCTCGTAAGAGACCTTGCACTCAAACCAATTTGTCATAACTTATTAATAATTAATACCATATTTCTTTCTTTCGTATTGTGGTACATACCCCTTACAAGGGGTGTTCCCCACAAATAAGACCGATTCCGGCCTCACAGTTTCCCCATCTTTTTTAGACGGGGCTGTCCAATGCTTTTGCCGTTGATGACAGAGGCAATGTCTTTTAGAGCATGCCTCATTGAGGCAGAATATCAGTTCTTTCATCTTGGATTATTTTCTCGAGTTTCTTTAGATCCTTTTTGGCCAATCTTACGGTATCAGCTATCCTTGGTCTTCCCTTGGAATCCACGTGTTCTAGGATAACCGATAGATGGCGGGACAGTGTTTTAATGAAAGACTCGGATAGCTGGTACCTTTTAGCCATGGCCGTTATTTTTTATAAAAACCTTGGAACCTCACGATACCTAGATACTCGGGAGATTTCATTAGTCCGTCCCCCATGCCGCCCAACGTCTCGGCTCCCGGCTCGTCAAGGACAACCTTGGAGTCAATCTCCTTGGGTACACGGAAGCAAATCTGTACGGGAAAATTCACCTTAGCGTCTCCCGTGATCACGTTAACCGAAGCTCTTTGCGTAGCCGCCATGATCCGGAACCCAAGCGATCGTCCCTTTTGTAGCAACATCTTCAGATTCTCCTCCAATGACTTTTCACGACCGACCGTGCGTAGTTCCATTTTAGGCTCGAGGAATCCGAAGGCGTTCTTTCGCTGGCCAACCTCGACCATTTCCTTTATGTCAAGTTCCGTTCCCGAACGGGAGGACGCTACCGCGTCGGCGAACTCATCGAACACCACAAGCGTTTTCCATGATGCCCTCGATTTAGCCCTTTCCTGCATATCCTGTACGAGCTCTTTCATCTTGGCCTCTATTTCTTCTATATCATTATAGACCTTTATGTATTTCTCGGAGGAATAATTACAGAACTCGTATTTCGGATCGAAAATTACGATGTCCCGGATACCGGCTAAGCGGGCGTATTCTATCGTGGATATGATACACACGGATTTACCGCTACCGGTAGCTCCGCAAATCAAGGCGTGAGGCGTGGAGTTGTTATCGAGATCCCACACCACGAGCCTTCCGAAGTTATCCGTTCCTATGGGAATCCTCATGCCGTCGATATACTTCTTGTCCCAGTACAAGGACTTGGTTCTTTTCTTCGGTGATTCTATGGAGAGGTAGGATTTTCCCTCATACACCATAAGCTCGTTACCCATCCTTATGGATGGCACGTCCAGCGCGTTCGCTATGTCTAGCTTGTATTTCATCACTGTCGTGATCTTTGTCCCAGCGGATACCTCTAGCAGATACGTGTCTGACGAGTACCCGTTAATCTCCTTGGACACGTTCACTATAACACCGAATGTCCGTAGGATATGCTCTATTTTCTCGCTGTTTGTCATATTACTATTGGATAAATCATATTGAATGAATGAGGAAGCGTTCCTCTTGAACTCGGATATTACCTTGGGGTTTACCGATCCAAGGGAAGCGTCCCGTATTTTTTTCTGTCTCTTCGATATCAATTCCTTCTTTGAATCGGGCACGTTGAAATCATCGACCTCCGCTATCAGCGTCTTGGCCCAGAAATTATAAAGCTCGGCCCTGTCCACGAAGTTGTCGCTATCGTTGATCATGTACACGTAATCCGGATCGGACACGGCCTCTATCATCCTTTTTAGCGGCTCGTACAATATGGCCTCGTAAAGCTTCCTCGTGTCGTTATCGAGATTGATCACGAATTTCTTCAACTGGGAGGAGCCGTCCTTGTTTTTCGATATCTTGTTCTCCACGAACCATACCTCGTCAACATTCTCCCCGAAGCGGGACTCATAGCACTTAACGTAGGTCATCGCCTGTTTCCCGCAGGTAAACGTTAGTTCCTCGTCATCGGTGAACTTGGCCCTTGACTTATGGTCTATGATGACCGTCCGACCGCTTTCCGTCCTTATCGCCAAGTCTAGCCTAGCGTGGCAGGGCAGGGGAATGTCCACCCCGTTTACCGTTACCCATTCCTCGCACCTTAATTCCACGGCGATTATCCCCTTGATACCGGAAAGATAGATATCCTTCTCCCCGTAGAAGTTATTGATAAGCCTCGTGGCGCTCTTGGTGGCCTCGATCTTGCATTCCTCTACGGTAGGTGTCGTTTTCTGTATCTTCCAATCATTCGGGTGTACCTCCTCTATGTATGAGAACGCTACCCTCTCCATTTCCGTGATCGGTATTATCTGCCCCTTGCGCTGTAGCTCCATGAAGAAATACTCCAAGGCCGAATGATAGGCGTTACCCGCTACCGTGCTGGAGGATGATCTGGATCTTTCCCGGTAAATCTCCCGTTTCTCGAACTCCTTCTCGTTCCGGGAGAAAGAGGCTACCTTGCTGTAACTCCAAGAGTCAATAAGGTAGTTTGATAAATGCTCCTCCAGCTCGGCGTTGGTATAGGATGAGTACTTGTTCATGGCATGCTATCTCTTTTTGATTTTGAGGATTTCATCTTTTCTTTTTTAGATTTTACGTCTTGAGGCTTACCGTGTGAGAAGACCTTGTTGTCCCCGATATCATCCACTTCCTCCTTGGTGAGGAATCCCATACTGATCTCGGGGCAAAACGTCCGTTGCCAGAACGCTGCCGCCCGATAAGTGAGCATGAGGTTTGGCATCGTTTGCCATTTACTTCCGGATTTGGTAAACCATCCTTCCCTTATGGCGGTCTCGATCGTTATCGGGTCAGATTCGAAGACATCCCCGGAAGATAGTTCTGTAGCATAGGCCACGCATTCTATGTCATCAATGCCCGTCCCGTCAAATTCTCTTGATACCAAAGTGTTCTTTCTTGCCACGTTGTCCCATACGGTCTCATTGAACATAATCTTGCCGATCTTGCCTAGGCTCTTTTTCTTATATCTGAGAGCGGAGAACCTGCCGCTCATGTTGATTAATGCGATTAGAAACTTACTGGACCATGACGGAACTCCCTTTACGATGTATAGATTCTGCATTACCATTAGTGGGTTGGCGTTCATCCGCATGGAAATATCTAGCGCTATAACGCAATTTCCTACGTTGTTTTTATAAATCTCTGGAACTATGGTACTTTCGCTATACATGATTCCCATTCTTTGCATGGTCTCAAATTGTTTGACGGTCTGCCCCAATGGGGTTGCACTGAACTCTGCTGCTTGTTTAGCTTGAAGTAATTGTAATTTCGTTAATTCTTTGTTCTCTTCCATATTATTGTTGATTAAATTATTTACCAATACAATGTTGACATTTCCCAGTCCCTCTGGATTTTGTCTTCCTCATATTCCTCGTTGTCTTCCTCCCCGTCGTATTCCGGTTCGCCGTCGGGGTCTTTGATGTAGATGTCTCTCATGCGATCCTCCGATAAGCAATGCCTTGGGGCTATTGTATTTCTTTAAATACCCCTCCTTCTAATTTGTAATATGTATCCGCCTTTATCTTCTCCCCGTCAACAAATTCCGTTTTTACGCAAACGGGGATATATCTTTGCTTTTTATCCGAATAAGACCATTCGGATAGTGTTATCCATGATCCTTTTGAGGCTTTTGCTACTGAGTTAATACCTGCGCACATGATGACACAGTCTTCGCCAGTGCTGTCAATCTTGGCACCGTAGCCGGACGAACCAATCTTGGCACCGTCGCCGGACGAACCAATCTTGGCACCGTCGCCGGACGAACCAATCTGGGCATCGTCGCCGGACGAACCAATCTGGGCACCGTTGCCGGACGAACCAATCTGGGCACCGTAGCCGGACGAACCAATCTTGGCACCGTAGCCGGACGAACCAATCTTGGCACCGTCGCCGGACGAACCAATCTGGGCACCGTCGCCGGACGAACCAATCTGGGCACCGTAGCCGGACGAACCAATCTGGGCACCGTAGCCGGACGAA